TATGTAATTAATACTACAACGCATGACTGGTATCTTGATGGCGCTCTTGATATGCGTCTGGAAAACGATGGTGATCTTCATGTTGATGGTGACTTAGTGTCACACTCTACTACTACAAATTCCGATCTTAGATTGAAGACGGATATCAACAATGTAGATAATGCACTTGAAAAGGTTGAAAAACTAAACGGTGTAGAATTTACATGGATAAAGAGTGGAAAAAGAAGTGCTGGTGTTATTGCTCAGGATGTTTTAGAGGTTCTACCACAGGCAGTGAAAGAAGTGAACGATCTAAATACTGATGATACAAATCTAACAGTCAACTATGATTCCCTACATGCACTACTTATTGAGGCAGTAAAAGAACTTTCTGCCAGAGTTAAAGAACTAGAGAGCAAGTAATGTCAGCAAAAGCAAATATAATCATCGAACAAGGTACTGATTACTCAACAACATTGACTGTTGAAACTGATACAGGTTCTCTTCAAGATTTGACAGGATATACTGCCGCGGCCCAAATAAGAAAGCATTATACATCAAACACCTCTATTGATTTTTCAGTAGCATTTGGCTCACCTAGAACAAGTGGACAAATAACATTATCATTGGCCAGAAATTTAACAGAAAATATTGCCGATGGCAGATATGTTTATGATGTTGAAATTACAAATTCCGCAAATACAAGATCAAGATTGGTTGAAGGTATAGTCACAGTAACTCCACAGGTTACAAGATAATAAGATTCTTATAAATAACCAGAAGGAATTAAATTATGCCTAGAGTAACATTTACCCCTGCACCTACAACAAATGGTTTTAAAGTTTCTTTCAGCGGAGCTTCTGAAGCTGTTACACTTAAAAATCAAATTGGTTCTGGCTCTAGACTTGATTCTTTACTTGATGTAGATACTTCTGTTTCACAGGCAAACGGGTCTATTCTAGTATATGATGTAAATACTGAAACATTTGTTCAGAGAGCAATTCTCACATTTGATGTAGAAAGTGGAGCATTTAATTTGGAAGGAGGCAGTTTTTAGTAATTGGAAACTGCATTAAATTATAAATAAAAAATAACTCAATTATTAATCCAAAGACCGGAGGACAGGACCTTGGCAAGTAAAAACTTTGTGGTCGACAATGGATTATCGGTAAAAACATTACAAATAATTGATCAGCATGGAAATATTACTGCTAACAATATTACTGGCAATATTTCTATTCCACTTGATGGACTATCTGATGTTGATACCTCTTCAGGTTCAACAGCAAATGGCTCTATTCTTGTATATAATTCTGCGACAGATAAGTACGTTCAACGTGCCGTACTGTCTTTTGAAACCGGTACCAACACATATAACATAGACGGCGGAGAGGACGGCTTCTAAAATGGCTAATACTGTAATTCAGGTAAAGCGTTCCCAAAGCACAGCCGCACCGTCCGCTCTAGCTAATGGTGAAATTGCTTATTCATTTTCATCGGATAAACTGTACATTGGTAAAACAGCAACAGCAGGTTCGCCAGTTACTGTAGAGTATATTGGTGGTAAACTTGTTGTTGATAAAGTTGCAAATATTGAAGCTACTGCTATTTTTAGTGGTACTAGCCCAAGTTTTGGCAATGTTATTATAACAGATACACTAACTTTACAAAACTATGCAACAAATGGTGTTCTTATCACTAAAGCAGGTGGTAAGACAGAAACAATTACGGGTACACATGGTAAGATTATGCAAATCGCTGCCAATAGTACCCCAGTGTTTGATGATATGGACGGTGGAACATACTAAATTTGAGGATGAAAAATGGCTTATAAAGATGATGCAGTGAGCTATGCGTCACTGGTAGTTGAACTGAAAAATGAATTAGAAGAAAAAGATAATCTAATTCGGAATTTGACAAATCAAATTGAAATACAAAAACAAATGCCTGTTCCACTAACAGTGATCAAACAGGTAGCTGAAATGAAAGAGCAGATTCAGAAACTTGAGAGTGATTTGAAGTATTTCAAAACACATGTAAATGAGTCTGTAATTATAAATAGAGAGAACAAAACACGACAAAGTGTTCGCAAAAATCAATTTGCAAGAAATAAAAAAAAAGACTAGAAAAGACTAGAAAAAAGTAGGAGAGAAGTAAATGGCTTCCATTATTAAACTAAAGCGCAGTGTAACCGCTGGTGCCCAGCCGGGTTCCCTTGAAGTTGGTGAAATTGCGGTTAACCTGTTTGATAGAAAACTTTATGTAGGCAACTCCAGTGGAGTTTCAGCTATTGGTGGTGAAGATTTTAGACTAACTGTTGATGAAGGTTCTGTCTCTGGAGACGGTGCTTACATCAAACTTCTTGGTGAAACATCTGATTCCACAAATTCTATCTTCTTGCAGGCCGGTGCAGGCATGGATGTTACCAAACAAGCAAATGGTAGCATCACATTCGGTATCGAAAACGCATCAACGACTAATGTTGGTGGTGCTTCATTCAACTCAAATAACTTTGTTGTAGACAGCAACGGTCTTGCATCTATTGCACCTTCGGGTATTACGCTTGGTGGCGAGACATCTGGTAACTATGTTGCTACTGTTAATGCTGGTAATAACTCACTTGTTGTTACTGGTTCTGGTACAGAGACAGCCGGTGTAACAGTTGCACTTGGTGATAACATTGGTGCTAATACAACAGGTAATGCTAGAACAGCAACATCTTGGGCAACTCAAAGAAATATTGGTGTTCGTCTAGCTGGCGATATTTCTGGCTATGCTAACACTAACATTGATGGTTCTGGTAATGTTCTAATTGATGTTACTACAGCGATTCAGCCTAACTCAATTGCACTTGGCACAGACACAACTGGTAACTATGTTGCTACTGTTGGCGCTGGTAACAACTCTATTCTCGTAACAGGTTCTGGTACAGAGACAGCCGGTATTACAGTTGCACTGGTGATAACATTGGTGCTAATACAACAGGTAATGCTAGAACAGCAACAACGCTTGCTACAGCCAGAAATATTGCTCTTTCAGGTGATATTGTCGGTAATGCGAGCTTTGATGGTAGCGGTGATGTTACAATCTCAACAGCGATTCAGCCTAACTCAATTGCACTCGGTACAGATACAACTGGTAATTACCTTGCAACATTGGCTGCTTCAAACAACTCACTTATTGTTAGTGGTTCTGGTTCCGAATCAGCTACGGTTTCTGTAGCACTTGGTGATAACATTGGTGCTAATACAACAGGTAATGCTAGAACAGCAACGACACTTGCTACAGCCAGAAATATTGCTCTTTCGGGCGATATTCAAGGTAATGCTAACTTTGATGGTTCAGGCAATATCACAATCTCAACAGCAATTCAGCCTGACTCAATTGCACTTGGCACAGACACAACAGGCAACTTTATGCGTGATGTTTCTGGTACTGCCAATGAGATTGTCGTAACTCACACTCCTGGTGAAGCATCAACAGCAACTATCGGTCTACCAGATGATGTAACAGTTGCAGGTCAGTTGAATGTTGGTGAAAATATCGTTGTAACTGGTAACACAGTTGTTGGTGCATTGACAGTTACTGGTGATGCCCACGTTGACGGTAATCTAACAGTCGAAGGTGCAGTAACATACATCTCATCCTCAACAGTTAATGTTGACGATAGCATGTTGAAACTTTCTGCTAATAACGCTGCCGACACAGTTGATACTGGTGTTTATGGTAAGTATGTTGTTGCAGGAAACTCCGCTGTACAATATACTGGTTATTTCAGAGATGCAACAACTGGTGCCTTCAACTTCTACACAGGTCTAGACGTTGAGCCAACGACTACAGTTGATATCACTGATACTGGTTATACACTAGCACAGTTGAACGCTATCATTGATGGCGGCACATACTAATAATTAAATAAAAATGGCGCCAATCTTATTTCTATAGGATTGGCGCTATATCTGCATTATAAATAATACCAGTATACATATACTTTTTCTAGTCTTTTTGTCTAAACGGCCTTATATAGGTATCAAACAAGAGGAGCCATTGATATGGCATCAATTCTAAAGATTAAACGCAGTTCCGTTCAAGGAAAGGCGCCCACCACTAGTGACATCTCTACAGGTGAAATTGCACTTAATACCAGAGATGGCAAATTCTTTTCTTCCGACGGATCAAACGTATTTGAACTTGGCGCTAACACAGCGACATCTCGTATTGGTCAACTCTACGTTGGTAACACAAATCCTTTCGTTCTCCCGACATCAGATGGTACTACAGGTCAAACTCTAAAGACTGATGGTTCTGGTAATGTCACTTGGTCAAATGCCGGTGACGATGAGACAGAAGGTACAACAAATTCAGCTACACCAACAGTTATTGACACTTTTGATAAAAGACTATTTAGAAGTGCTAAGTATGTTGCTCAAATTTCAAATTTAGATGGCTTTCAAACTTCAGAAGTTCTTGTTATTCATAGAGGCGGTAATGTTGATTTCAGTCAATATGGTGACGTTGTTCTTTCCTCAAAAGCAAGTTTGGGTAACTTTTCAACAACAATTAACGGCAATCTGGTTGAATTGAAATTTACTCCTACTACTAATAGTTTTGTGAGTACAATTACAGCAAAAAGAGCATTGGTTGCTATTGCTAATGTTCTTGTATTTCCAACTGACACAGATTGTGACGTAGGTACACTAGGTATTCTTGATCTCGGTTCTGTTGCTGATGCAAGTATAGACAACTCGCAAGACCTTAATACTTAATAGGAGCCCATAATGGCAATTCAACTTCAATTAAGACGTGGAAATACGACACAACAGAATGCCTTTACTGGCGCTGAGGGTGAAATATCTATTGATACTACTACGAATCAAATTCGTGTACACGATGGTAGCACACTAGGTGGCCACATTATTGGTGGATCTAGTTCTGCACAACTCAACAACTATATGACAGTCGCAAATACACAAGCACTATTCTCTGGATTAGTTGCTAACGTGGTATCAACAGCAAATCTTACTGTAGAAGTTGCAGGCTATATGACAGTCGCAAATACGCAAGCACTTCATAATTCTGTTACTGCAAATCTAAATTCTTATATTGCTAACACAAACCCAAGAATTACTACCGAGATAGGTCGTGTCGATCTTCTGAATACGAATCTAACATCAACTAATAATGCTATTAGAGTGTTGGTCAGTGATCGTATGCAGGTAGCTAACACAAATACACTTGTAAATGATCGTATGCAGGTAGCTAATACGAATACACTTGTAAATGATCGTATGCAGGTAGCTAATACTCAAGCACTTCACAATAATGTTACAGCAAATCTTAATTCCTATATCGCTAACACAAATCCTCGTATCACATCATTAACAACAAATGTTAATGATCGTATGCAGGTAGCAAATACTATTGCTCTTGCAAATGCCAGACTTGGTGCTACTGCTTCAGTAACACTTACAGGTGATGTAACAGCATCGGCCACATCATTTTCATCGAATACAGTAACGATTTCTACAACAATTTCTAATGATACAGTTACTGGTGCTAAGTTGACAGACAACATCACGATTGCGGAGAACTTAGTTGTCTCCGGTAACTTGATTGTTTCTGGTACACAAACAACAGTTGACAGTAATATAGTTAATATTAATGATGCAATTATCACACTTAACGCTGATGAAACCGGCACTCCATCAGAGAATGCTGGTATTGAAGTTGAGCGTGGTACATCACCAAATGTTCAGTTTGTCTGGGATGAAGCGAATGATCGTTGGACAACTGGTTCTGAAGATATTGCTCTTGCAGATAATGGCAAATTTGTTTTTGGTACTGGCGATGACTTGGAGATTTATCACGATGGTAGCAACAGTATTATCAAAGATGCTGGAAGTGGTCATTTAAAACTTTTAGGAACAGAGTTTTACGTTCAAAACTCAGCGGCTACTAAAAACGCCATTCGTGCTTTAGATGGAGGCTCTGTAACTCTATACCACGACAACGCCCCTAAAATCGCCACCACCAGCACAGGCATTGATGTCACTGGCGTAATTACCACAGATGGTTTGACTACATCTGCTGACATTAACTTTGGCGACAACGATAAGGCTGTGTTTGGTGCTGGGTCTGACTTGCAGATTTATCATAGCGGTATACATAGTTATGTAGATGATGCAGGTACTGGAGATTTACGTTTAAGAGGTAATGCCGGTGTATATTTAGGTAAATACACTGGTGAGTCTATGGTTGATGCTATTGCAGATGGCGCAGTCACACTTTACTACGACAACGCCGCCAAACTCGCCACCACCGCCACAGGCGTTGCTGTAACAGGCAACGCTACCTTCGCTGACAATGACAAGGCCATCTTCGGTGCTGGGTCGGACTTGCAGATTTATCATCAAGGTAGTCATAGTTTTGTTGAGGATACTGGCACAGGGAATCTATACCTTGCCACAAATGGCACTTCTGTTCGTATTACAAAAGGCCCACAAAATGCAGAAAATATGGCAGCTTTTAATGTAGATGGTTCTGCTATTCTTTACTACGACAATGCCGCTAAAATCGCCACCACCAGCACAGGCGTTGACGTAACTGGCAATATTGTGGCAACTGGGACAACTGGCGGTGTTGCTAAGTTAAGGCTGGCCGCAGAAGAAGTACACGGTGAAATTGAAGGCATCAACATAGGCAACAACTTTGGTGGTCTTGCTTTCAAAACTAACAGTAACGGCACAACCGCAGAACGTATGCGTATCGACAGTGACGGCAACGTGGGTATTGGTGGTTCGCCTAGCTACAAACTTGATGTAGTTGGTAACGCAAGACTAAACCCGACATCTAATCCTGTTCTGCGATTTGCAGAAAACGGA